GTTAATAATATCTAATTGATTAGACATTATATATATTAGTTTTGTTTTCTCCTGGAAAAAAAAATTAATAAATAAAATAAAAAAAGTTTGGAGCAGCTGAAAACATAATTTACTTTACATTTATATAATAATAGTAGTAAGCTATTTATATAGTAAGTAACATTAACAATATAAAGGGAATATATAATGGAGTTAGAAATACAAGTTAAAACAGTTTATGGTAATGAGTTAATATATCCTATTAATGACAAGGCCTTATTATTAACTAAGTTATTAAAAAAGAAAACATTTACAGTTAATGATTTAGAAATATTGCAAGAGTTAGGGTATAAGTTTAAAATTAAAGCTTATGAAGTACCAAACAATATAATATTAAATGGGAGTTTATAATATGAGTAATGGTTTTATATTTCATGAAACACAAGACATAGTATGTATTGCAACCTTTAATTCTTCTAATCCAAAAACAGGTAAAGAAGTACAAACATGGATATTATATAAACATGAAGCACCACATAGAGCGATTGATAGTGGTAAGGACAAGGCCATATGTGGTGACTGTAAACATAGAGGGCAAACATTAGATTTAGATAATGCAATTATATATTCTAATGATCTAACTAATCCTAAGAAGAAAGCACTATTAAAAAGAATAGAAGATAAAAAAGAGAAAGGTTTAAATAGTATTAATATAAATAGAACGTGTTATGTTGCTACTTTTCAAGCTCCATTATCTATATATAAATCATGGTTGAAAGGTAACTATGAAACATTAACACCCAAACAAGTACAAAAAAGATTTGCATATAAAAAAGTAAGGCTTGGATCGTATGGTGACCCAATACATATACCATTAAATATATTAGATGTTATATTAAAACATACTTTGGGAACTACTGGCTATACACACCAATGGAAAAACAAAGAGTATATAAAATATAGTAAATATCTAATGGCAAGTGTTGAAACAATAAAGGAAAAAATCCAAGCCAATTCTTTAAACTATAGAACTTTTAGAGTAAGAAAAGGAACTGAAACTGTTAAGGGTGAAGTAGGGTGTTTATCTGATAGGAAAGCTAGAGGTACTAAGAAGCTTGTTAATTGTGTTGACTGTATGATGTGCTCAGGGTTGACATCTAAGGTAAAACAAAATATAAGCATTATACAACATTAATATAATTAATAAGTTACCAATAAATTTACCAAAATGGTATTAAATAAAGGGAAATAAAAATGTTAATAGATAATTACACAATAATAAATTTAAGAGAATTTAAAGATTGTAAGCAAGATTTTTTTTATAAAAGAATATTCAAAGATAATGGAGCTAATCCTTTATTGTTTGTATATATGAGAAGAATATTAAAAGGGAGTTTATAATATGAATGTATTATCTTTATTTGATGGCATGTCTTGTGGTCAACAAGCACTAGAGAAAGCAGGAATTAAAGTAGATAATTATTTTGCTAGTGAAATAGATAAATGGGCTATACAGATAGCAGAAAAAAACTATCCTAAAACTATACACCTTGGAGATGTTACAAAAGTTAGTAAGTTTTGGACTGATCATAAATTTCCTAAGGTAGATTTATTAATAGGTGGTAGTCCTTGCCAATCATTTAGTAATGCAGGTAATGGCCAAGCCTTCAATGATCCAAGAGGTAAATTATTTTTTGAATATGTAAAACTAAAAGAACTATTAAAACCTAAGTATTTTTTATTAGAGAATGTAAAAATGAAAAAAGAATATCAAGATATAATAACTAAATATTTAGGAGTTGAACCTATAGAAATAAATAGTTCATTAGTATCAGCACAGAATAGAAAGAGAATATATTGGACTAACATTCCTAATGTTATACAACCTATAGATAAAAATATATTATTAAAAGATATACTAGAGGATGGAATAGTTAATAGAGATAAGTCTTATTGTTTAGATGCTAATTATTTTAAAGGTGGTAACTTAAAGATGTACTTTAAAAAGAGTAGAAGACAGTTAGTCTTTAAGAATAATAGATGCTTACAAGTAGGTGAAGCAGATATAAAAGGTTATGATAGTATTAAAAGAGTATACTCTAAAGAGGGCAAAGCACCTTCATTAACTACTATGCAAGGTGGCCATAGAGAACCAAAGGTCTACTCAGGTAAAAATTCATGGAGGAAACTAACACCTCTTGAATGTGAAAGACTACAGACTGTTAAGGATAATTACACAGCAGGAGTTAGTAATTCACAACGATATAAAATGTTAGGTAATGGATGGACTATAGATGTTATAGCCCATATTTTAAAAGGTTTAAAGGGGAATAAAAAATGAGTAAAGATCCACATAATTATATGTTTAGTGATGTGCCTAACAATGCAGAAGGGAAAGAGCTTGTTAGACTTATGAAAAAATATCTTAATAAAGATAGATATAAAATGAGGACTAGAGGACAGTATCTTATTGATAGTGAGAAATCTAATTGGAGATACTACTCTCATGGCCAACCTATGAATAAAAGTAAATGCATTAGAGTTTATATTGAGGATCATATAAAAAAAGAAATAGATTATAATTATCATGTGGTAAAATATACTAATGCATACAAGGTTAGAAAGATAAGAGATTTAAGTAATGAAATATTGGAGATAGAATAATGATTAAATTTATACTACAACTATGGCTATTAACTTTTATGTCTATAGCTTTTATAATACTAGCTATGGCACTAGGTGGCCATGATCACCAAGCTATAATAGATGGTGCTAAGTTTGTTACAGTAGTACTAGTGGCTAGTAATATTACTATTGATTTTGTTTTACTAGGCCTTTGCACAATATTTAATAGAGATTAAAATATAGGAGGTAATATGAAAGAAGATACTACATACAAAACAAACATATACTATAGACTAGGACAAGCTAAAGCATTACTTAATTATGTATTAACTAATGACAGCTTGACCACACCACAAAGAATAGCTATAGATACTTTTATAATTAATGATGATAAAATAAAGGAGAGTACATGACAACACTACAGAACAGTTACTTACTAGGACTAGAAGAAAAGTATGGAGATAAAGCATTAGCCTTTTTAAATAAAGGGTATAGCTTTTCTGAACAGTTTGCTAATGAGTTTGTTAAAGAATACAACGTACCAGACCATGAAGAGAAAGAAGTTACTGAGTGGTTACAAGAAGGATATAAGGAGGTGATGAGTGGAGTATAAAGAAATACAAACTTACTTAGATGCTGATAGTTTTATTGAAGCACATGATGGACTATGGCAAATGCTGCAGAGTAAGTATAAAAGAATAGATAAAGAAACTGTAGTAGTAGATAACACTACATGGAAACTAATGAAAGGAAACATGACATGCATAAAGTAGATAGAGATATACTTGTATCAGCAACTGATAAGAGTGTAGAAGAACAGAAAGAATATAGTGATTACCTAGACAAACAAGCACGAGAAAGAACAGAAGACTTGGACAACCAAGAACTTAGTAAAGGAGAAGACAATGAAGCATGAGATGTATAGAGATTATGAACAAGGTATGGACATACCATGCATAGCATCACGATATAACTTAACCTGCTCAGAAGCTAGAGAGATGTTAGGAGTAGAAGAAGATGAGGAGAATGAAGATGAAAGTTAAAGAATTAATAGAAAGATTAAAAGCGTGTGAGCAAAATAGTTTAATACAATTTTATTTTTTAAAAGATTATGATTTAAGTAATTGTAAATTAGAAACTATACTACAAGCTGATGGTCAAACTGAAATAACAATAGAGGAGAATGTATAATGACGTGGTCTAAAACTTTTGAACAGATGGGAGTACAGTTATGCAATGTATGTGGAGAGGACACTAGCTTTACTTCTTTCAATGGTAAGTTTATTAATCGTGTACCTGCTTATGATGGTTGGCTATGCCCTGACTGTCTTAATGATATAGAAAAAGAGGAGAATGATAATGCCTAAATATACAATAACAACTTTCGCAACAGTATCAACTGAATATACAGTAGTTGCTAACAATGAAGATGAAGCTAGAGAAAAATATTATGATGGAGATGTAGAGTCTTCAGCTATGAACGATTATGAAGACGAACAAATCCATGAAATAGTAGCAGTAGATGTAGAAAAAGAAAACTTACAACCACAGAGAGGACATTGATATGAATAAGTATAAAGTAATAACAACATGTGAATGTATTAGTGAGTACATACTCTATGCTGACAGTAAAGAAGATGCAAAAGAGATGGCTATGGAAGGTGAGTTTGATAGTTGTAAAGAAACAGACTACCATGATGAAGAAGTTATAGAAGTAAAGGAGGTAACATGAAAGTAAAAGAAATAATACATGAGCTACAGCAATGTAATCCAGAGTTAGAATGCTATGGTTTTTTTAAAGATGATATAAGAAATGTAGAAATGGTTGACCATCAGGAGCAGAGAGTAGATTTTAATTTAGAAGAATTAGAAGGAGATTAACATGATACCAACAACAACTAAGACACCACTACATACAGTAGACTGGTACATCAAATGGATATCTAGTGTAGTGCTACTGATAGGTATGCTATTAACTGCTAACCAAGTACACCCACTAAACCTTTGTGTTACCTTATCAGGCTGCACAGGGTGGTTGATAGTAGCTATCTTATGGAACGATAGATCTCTTATCTTTACTAATACAGTAGCAATAACAATATTAAGTAATGGATTAATTAAGTGGTTCACATGAGTGTTATAACAGGTGAATCATATTGGGCTAGATTAGGGGATATAGATGAAACAATAACTACAACTTGGCCTTACGAAGGATGGTCTATAGATGTGTGCAATCTTGACGAAAAGAATATTACTAAAGCTCAGAAAGATGGATTAAATATTAAAAATAAGGGTGATGCTAGAGGTAACTTTGTTACTATAAGAAGAAAAATTTATAGTAAAGATGGGAGTAGACATGAACAGCCTTTAATTAATGATTCTTTTGGTAAACCTTTAAAGCCTACAATCCTGATAGGGAATGGTTCATTAGTTAATGTAAGGTATACTACGTATCATTGGGAGCTTAAAGGGTTAGGTCATAAAGGAACTTCAGCATTTTTATGTTCAGTTGTAGTAAAAAAATTAGTAGCCTATCCTGGTGAACAAACTATTGTATCAGTAGAAGAAGTAAGTGATGAGGGTAAAAAACAACACATAAAAAAGGAGAAAGAAATGAGTAACAAGGTAGAGGACATTCCAATATTAGAAGAAGAAAATAATTTTCAAATAAAGAAAGGTGCATTTGGTTATATCTATTGTATAACAAATGACTCTTGGAAAAATTGGGTTAAAGTAGGTATGACTACTGGCCTTAAAGCAAGAATGTCAGGTTTTAATTCTTGTAATCCTACTGAATGTTCAGTTGTAGATTATCACTTAACAGATAAGTTGCACTTTAATGAGCATGAAGTACATAAACATTTTAATAAGTTTGTTAAGAAGAAAAAAAGAAAAGAAAAAGTTACTGCTTCTAATACAACTTCATTAGAATGGCATAATGTTTCTGTTGCAGAAGCAAGAGAATTGTTTACAAGTTCTATTCAAATAATTAAAGATAAACATTTAGAAGAACAACTTAAATCTAATTCAAATTGCATTTGACATATATAATAATGTAGTATAAAATAATAACATGAATAAAAATTATGTAATAGCTTTTGTTTCTAAAGATAAAGATATCATACTAGAACCTTTAGTAAAGTTTGATGGAGATACTCTGTATTTTAAAACTGAGTATGCTGCAATAGAATATATCAGTAGGCTTTACATTAATGCTGATCTTGATGGGGTAGAACCTATGTCAGAAGATGATGGCTTAACAGTAATAAGAGTACAGTAAGGAGAAAGTATGGCACAAACAGAGATAGATGTGTTACGTAGAAATGTAAAAGAATTACAGATGCAATTACGTGATGCTCATATACGTATTAAACATCTCCAGGAAATTAAATGGGCTGAAAGGTCTAATGAAAATCCTGATGCTCTACACATAGAGGAAGATAAGAATGAGTAAGACTGGATTTACTGATTGGTTACATAAAGAAATAAAATTACAACAACAACAAAGGAGAGATGAGATGACTAAAATAATAAAACATAAGGGTGCTATGATAGTAGATCAGGCACAGAAGAAATGTATACTTGATGTGTTTAATGCAGGTAGAGATCTCTTTGATGATTTTGATATTAGATTTGTTAGTGCCTGGAATTTAAAACAGCTTGAAGATTTAATAGATGATATGAAAGATTCGTTTGGTATTGTACCTAAAGTATCTGAGTATAAGAATGATGATGGTGAAACTATGCCAGCACATTTTCAAGATCATGTGTGGTCTGATGACCCAAGAGCATATAAAAGAAAGGACTAGTATGACTAAGCATCTTTGGGAAGAAGAGTTTGAACGACAGTACACAGAATTTTATAAAGAGTATATGGAAGAAGGTTATGATAGAGTTGAAGCTAAGATCAGAGCCATGAGAGATACTAAAGAAAGTATGAGAGATCAACTTGACTTCGTTGAAGAACTATGGGATAAAACTTTAGACAGTTTGGATTAATGATATGGATAATAAATTAATAGATAAAGGAGCATGTCCTAAGTGTGGGTCAAGTGATGCCAATGCAAATTATTCAGATGGTCATAGCTTTTGTTACTCATGTGAAACTAGATTTAAAAAGGGAACTAATATGGAAACTGAGAAAATAATACCAATAAGAAAAGAGAATGCTATCAAAACTTTTGGTACACTAGGTGCATTAAGTGAACGTAGTATACTAAAAGAGACAGCACATAAATATAATACAGATGTTAAAGTAAATGGTAGTATGAACACACATCATATCTATAAATACTTTGATGAAGGTGGTAACAACATAGCTAATAAGGTACGTGAGGTAGCCACTAAAGATATGTGGTCTGAGGGTAGCCTGACTGATGCAGGATTGTTTGGTCAGAATATCTTTGCAGCTAAAGGAAAGTACATTACTATTACTGAAGGTGAAGTAGATGCTATGTCAGCATACGAATTACTAGGTAGTAAGTGGGCATGTGTATCTATTAAGAATGGAGCGCAGTCAGCACTACGTGATTGTAAGAAGGCCTTTGAATATCTTGATAGCTTTGACCATATTGTTATATCCTTTGATATGGATAAGCAAGGGAGAGATGCAAGTGAGAAGGTAGCTCAACTCTTTTCACCTAACAAGTGTAGGGTAATGCATATGGAACACAAAGATGCTAACGAATATCTCAAGATGAATAAACGTGAGCAGTTCTCAAGAGCATGGTGGAATGCAAAGACTTATACTCCTGCAGGTATAGTAAACTTAAAAGAGTTAAAGGATACTTTGTTTGAAGAAGAATATTGTGAGACTGTACTATTTCCTTGGGCTAAACTTAATGATATGACCTATGGTATGCGTACTGGTGAACTGATTACACTAACATCAGGTGCAGGTATGGGTAAGAGTTCTATCATGCGTGAGTTACAACATCACATGTTAAAGAATACAAAAGATAATGTAGGTATCCTGGCATTAGAAGAGAACACAAAGAATACAGCCTTTAATATTATGTCTGTTGAAGCTAATCAAAGACTATATATTAATGAGATACGTAAGAAACATAGCAGAAAAGATTTAGATAAATGGTTTGATGACACTATAGGTACTGGTAGGTTCTTTGCTTTTGATCACTTTGGATCTACATCTAATGATGAGATACTTGCAAGGGTTAGGTTCATGGCACAAGCATTGGATTGTAAGTGGATCTTCCTAGACCATCTATCTATCTTAGTATCAGGTCAGGAAGAAGGAGATGAAAGAAAGTCTATTGATGTACTGATGACTAAGCTACGTTCATTAGTAGAGCAGACAGGTGTAGGCTTACTACTAGTATCACATCTACGTAGACCTTCAGGTGATGCAGGGCATGAGAATGGTAAAGAGATTACTCTATCACATCTACGTGGCTCTGCATCTATAGCACATCTATCTGATAGTGTGATAGGATTAGAACGTGATCAACAAGCAGATAATGAAGTAACTGCTAACACTACCACCATACGTATCCTAAAGAATAGGTATACTGGTGAGACAGGTGTAGCTACACATCTCTACTATGATAAAGAGACTGGTCGTATGAAAGAGATTGATAACCCTTACGAAGCAATGGATAGAGAGGAGCCATCATTTTAATGTGGAAACATTATTGTCATGAAGAAGAAACTGAATTAGAGATAGGTGATGGTGAAGAATGTAACTGGTGTGGACTAGATGCTGAAGATATTATCATAGATAGGAAAATAGATGAGAGCAATAGTTGATATAGAAACAGACAGCTTGGATGCAACAAAGGTTCATTGCATAGTGGCTAAAGACATAGACTCAGGGAGGGTTTACCTTTTCCCTCCAGACTTACTAACTAAGTTTAAGTCTTGGTCACAAGGTATCAAGCAATTTATTATGCACAATGGTTTATCTTTTGATGCACCTGTGCTTAATAGATTGCTAGGTACTAATATAAAACCTAATCAAGTTATAGATACACTTGTACTATCACAGTTGTATAACCCTCTACGTGATGGACATAGCTTATCTGCCTGGGGTACTAAATTAAATATGCCTAAAGGAGACGTTGATACTTTTGAAGTGTACACACCAGACATGTTAGAGTATTGTAAACAAGATGTTAATATAACACACAAAGTATTTCAAGAACTCAAGAAAGAAAGTAAAGGTTTCTCAGCTTATTCTAGTGAGATTGAACACAAGATAAGAGTTATCATAGATCAACAAGAACGTAATGGCTTTGCTATTGATATGCAGAAAGCTATGAGCCTATACAACTTATTAAAAGATGAAGCAGATAAATTAGAGAAGTGGTCAGTAGATTACTTTGATCCTACTGTAGTAAAGTTAAAGACTAAAACAAAATACATACCTTTTAATATAGGCTCACGACAACAGATAGCAGATAGAATAATGAAGTTAGGATGGAAACCTAAACAACATACAGATAAAGGTAACATCATTATTAATGAAGCTGTATTAGATACAATAGATTTACCTGAAGCTAGAAAGTTCTCAAGGTTCTTTCTCTTACAGAAACGTATAGCATTAATTAAGTCATGGATAAAAGCATGTGATGATAAGGATGGTAGAGTACATGGTAGAGTGATGACTCTTAAAACTATTACAGGTCGTATGTCTCACAACTCTCCTAACATGGCCCAGATACCTGCTGTACGTTCTCCCTATGGTAAGGAGTGTAGAGAGTGTTGGACAGTAAGTAATACATCTACTCATTCTATTGTAGGTACTGATGCAAGTGGGCTAGAGCTAAGATGTTTAGCTCATCTAATGAATGATACTACCTTTACAGATATACTATTGACTGGTGATATACATACACACAACATGAAGATGGCAGGATTAACTGACAGAGACCAGGCAAAGACTTTTATCTATGCGTTTATGTATGGAGCAGGTGCTGCTAAGATAGGAAAGATAGTAGGAGAAGGTGCTAGAGAAGGTGGACAATTAATAACTAAGTTCTTATCAAGTATGCCAGCATTAAAAAGAGTACGTGATGAGGTAACAAAAGCAGCAATTAAAGGAAAGATCAGAGGTATTGATGGTAGAGTATTGTATATACGTAGTGCACATAGTGCATTGAATACTTTATTACAAGGAGCAGGAGCAGTTGTATGTAAGGTATGGCTTATTAATATAATGACAAGAGTAAGAACACTAGGGGTTGATGTTAAACTTGTAGCTAGTATCCATGATGAGTATCAGTTTGAAGTTCTAAACACAGATGTTAAAAAGTTTGGACAGATAACTAAAGATGCTATGAAAGATACAGAGAAAGAACTACGAATGAAATGTCCACTTGATAGTGAATGGAAGGTAGGTAAGACATGGGCCCAGACACATTAGTAAAAGAATTTAAAGGAAGAAAAGATCATGTTAATTATATTAAGCGAGGTATAAAAGTAGAGAATGAATTTATACAGGCAGCTAAGTCACATGGTTATACAGTAGCTATAGCTAGTGATGAAGAAAATATAAATAAACATATAGATTTATATCTAACTTACAAAGGACAAACAATTAGTGTAGATGTAAAGGCTAGAAGAACTGGAAATAAACAAAGAGTTTTTGATGACTCATGGATTGTCGTTGAGTTTTTAAATACAATGGGTAATAAAGGTTGGCTATATGGTGACTGTGATTACTTTGTATTTGAAAGAGAGCATGACTATGTAGTGTGTGAAGCAAAAGAGTTAGTAGAATTAACTGACAAAGTTGTAGATAAAGACACTAGAGTAGAAAGTTATAGGGATGCTGACTATAAAACATGGGGTAGAAAACATCAAGGAAAACAAGACCTTATCTCAAGAATAGAGATGAGTTTAATACTTAACTTAAATAAAACATTTATTATGAATAAACATCTTGACAATAATGTTAAGCCATGTAATAATTCTATTATAAATAAACAGAAAAGGAATATGAACATGAGTATAATACAAGGAACAGCTAACTGGGCACATATAATTAAACCTAACTTTAAATTTAAAGAGGAGGGTGAATGGAGTATTGATGTATGTAACCTTGACGAAAAGAATACTGCTATAGCTCAGAAAGATGGGCTATCTATTAAGAATAAGGGTGATGAGAATGGTAACTTTGTTACTATAAAAGCTAAGACTACATGGGGTAAAACAGGAGAGAAGAAAGATCCACCTAAAGTTGTAGGTGCTGACAAGCTTCCTTTCACAGAACCTAAAGTAGGTAATGGATCTTTGGTTACTGTAAAGTATACTACGTATGAGCATAAACCTTATGGTATCTTTGGTGATCTGAAAGCTGTGATGGTTGTTAACTTTGTACCTGCACCTGAGACTTCAGATGATGACATGCTTAGTGATTTTGATGTTGTTGAAGATGGTTACAAAAGTAAGCAAGATGCTGACTTAGATTTCGCTCAGTAATAATTAACTAAGAAAGGATGGGGAGGTGTTAATATATCTCCCCATTTATATTATGAAAACTATTGATACTTTAGTACAAGATATGTATGATTTGTTTGATCCTCTTGTAGACTCAAATCTAAAAGAAGAAGAAGTTGATGCTCATCTAAATTCTTTTACAGAGAGTGTCAAGAAAACATTGAAAGGATTACTTAATGAAGTACCTAGAGAGAGAGGTAGACTAAGACTCTCTGCTATAGGTAAACCTGCTAGACAACTATGGTATGAAAAAAATTCTAAAGAAGAACCTAAACCTTTAGAGTCTAACACAAGAATTAAATTTTTATATGGCCATCTGTTAGAGGATGTATTAATTCTTTTAGCCAGGCTTTCTGGACATGTGGTAACTGACTTACAGAAACAAGTTAATGTATATGGTATTGTAGGACATCAAGATTGTGTGATAGATGGTGTACTGGTTGATTGTAAGAGTGCATCAGGTAAAAGCTTTCAAAAGTTTGCTAATGATAGTCTAGCTACTGATGATCCTTTTGGTTATATAGCACAGATTTCTGCTTATGCTGAAGGTAATGGTGTAGATGAAGCTGCTTTTTTAGCTATAGATAAACAACATGGAAGCATCTGCTTAACTCGTGTTCATTCAATGGAGATGATTAATGTTAAAGAAAGAATTAAATATCTTAAAGAAGCTGTTGAGAAAGATTCTCCACCAGACAGGTGTTATAGTGATCTACCTGATGGGGCTAGTGGTAATCGTAAGCTTACTATTGGTTGCTTGTACTGTTCGCACAATCGTACTTGTTGGAGTGATGCTAACGAAGGTAAAGGACTACGTGTATTCAAGTATTCAAATGGGTATAGGTATCTTACACAAGTTAAAAAAGAACCTAACGTGGAGGAGGTAACTGAATGGTAAGTCATTGGCTTCAGTTTGAAACTGATGAACCTTTCATACCTAACTTAAAGAAGTTTGGATTTGTTTATCTTATAATTAATACACAAAATGGTAAAGG